TGCTTGAGGAGCTGATACCAGAGGTTGTCTAGGGTCCAGGCGGCGATGTAGTGAATCTGCATGGGGACTCCTTATTCTCTATAATACCGCCCACTGTGGCGGAGGGCAAAGAAGAGGGGTGTGGCTTGGTCGGGGCTCAGTTTATCGCCGTACATGGCCACTTTCTCATCTGGCCAGGCGGTGGGGCCGTAGTAGGCGGCCCAGTCGTCGCCATAGCCTGCGACGGCGACGACTTTGATGGGGAAGGCGTCGTTGGGTTTCACGTCGGATGGGCTTAGTCGTCGGGCTTCTGCTGCGTGGATGAAGTTGTAGTTGCTCATGGTTTTTGTCCTCGCAGTCGCCAGAGGTAGGTGAACACCCAGAGGGTCAGGTAGAGGAAGAAGGCCAAGGTGACGACGAAAAGGCTGGGTAGGGTATGGCGGGGCGGGGACGCCCCTTGGTAGCAAATGTGGGAAATCNGCACTATTCTAGCTCCATTTTGTCCAAGCGGGCCTTGATGCTTTTGAAGATAGTTTCTCCCTGGGGGGTGCAGGTGTAGCCGTCCTTGCGGCTCGTAGGGTTGCGTAGCTTGATCCATTTCATGGCTTCGGCTCTGACGGCGATCTCGTGGAAGCGGGTGCGGGGGAGGGTTTGGTCTACGGCCAACCTGTCGTCGAGGGCGTCGCGGACGAAGGCGAGCACGTCGGGCAGGTGGGGACTGAGGAGGTGGGGAAGGCGGAGTTGGCGGTTGTTGGGGCGGCTGGATTCTTCTGGTTCTTCGGAGAGCCAGAACGAGGGGTCCTCTATGGGTGGGACGGGTTTTTGGTTTTTGACCCACTCCATCATCCAGGCGTCCATAGGGTGGAGGGGCAGCCACTCGTTGATGCGTTCCCTGACGAAGTTGTAGATGAGGAGGACGCCGCCTACTAGGGTGGAGAGGCTGATGACGGATAGGGCGTAGGGCCAGCCTGGGGAGAGGGCCAGGTGGGGCATGGCGTAGGCGGTGACGACAGTGGGGATGAGGGTGAGGAAGAGGAAGCCGAGGCCAGCTTTGAGGGAGGCTTCTTTGGTCATGGCGATGGCCAAGGCGAAGCTGAGGGGGACGCCGAAGACGAGGGTGCTGGCCTGGTAGATGGTTATGTCTAATAGGGTTTCGCTTTGGGCGAGTTGGTAGAAGCCGAAGCCGACGCCGGCGGTGGCGAGGAGGATGAGGATGAGGGTGAGGCGGGCCAGCCAGGGTGCGCGTTTGTAGAGGGGTTCGAGGGGACTGGCTAGGGCGATGAAGCCCAGGATGACGAGGGTGCAGACGACGATGCCGATGACGATGAGGGCGTCGGCTTCGTTGGCGCGGCGCCAGGCGTGGAGGGTGGCGAGAGAGAAGACGAGGTTGACGGCGATGCTGGCCGAGATAGCCAGGATCTGGAGGATGGGGAGGAGTACGTCGTTGCGTGGCCCGTATTCTTTTACTTCCCTGGTGGTGGGGATGATGGGTCTCCATCCTATTCCCCAGGGGGTAGATTTGTCGTCCATGGTTAGGTCTGGTGAGGGATGTTGTTTTCCTTGAGTTCGGCTAGTTTGGCACTAAATTCTCTCTCGAAAAGAACGAACACGAAGGCGCAGTCTATGGGGTCGTAGGCGTCGGGTTCTTGCCCCAGCACGGCGGCAGCGTTGGGGCCGTATTCCTCGGGGACCCAGACGGGTTGCTCCGATGAGGCTATGGGAACGCTGAGGCGTTTGAGGCGGGCGTCAGTGGTCAAGTGTCCTCCTGTTGTAGGTATTCCAATAGGCGTTGCAATTGCCACTCTCGTTCGGCGTCGTAGGCGGCGTCGGCGTAGGCGGCGGCGCCGTCGGCATAGGCGTCGTAGGCGGCGTCGGCATAGGCGGTGGCGGCGTCGGCGCCGTCGGCATAGGCGTCGTAGGCGGCGTCGGCGAGTTGGTCGAACTGGAGGGCATCGCCGGAACCTCGGCGGCCCGCGACCGAGGCCAGGGCTTCAATGCCTGCCCGTAGGCGGTGGTCGTCTGGGTATTGCTTCTCAAAGAAACACAGGACATGCTCAGCATAATCGCAGGCTATCATGCTGAACTGATGTTGTGGCAGCCAGAATGGGTGGTGGAACACCCACAGCTTGTCGGAGGTGGGGATAGGGAGGGATGCAATATCCTGCGCGGTCAATGCGTCCCGTCCATTGAACAGCTCACTGACACGCTGACGGGTGTAATTCTTGCCATCGTGTACTCCATCGCACCCACATGGCTTCCAAGCCATTACTTGGTCAACTGTAATGCTTTTCATTAGTAAACCTCCTCTAGTAATATGGATGCCTTCTTGCCAGGTCAAATATGAAGGCGGCGAAGGCTCCCAGCCCGAACAGGGCGAAGATGACCATGACGCCTTGGAGGGCGATGTGGGCGCGGGTTTGGTTGGTGAGGGCCTGGGCGATGGCCTTTTTCTCGTAGTTGTCGCCTTTGGCACGCTCAAGTTGGACTTCTTGCTCTGCTTCCATTGATCGGGCTTGAGCCTCCAGTGCCTCGGCGTGGGCTGCCTCAGCCGCTGCTTGGGCGGCCACGGCGTCGGCCTCGTGTTGGCGGGCCATCTCCCCTGCCTCATCAGCGGCTGCTTCGGCTTTCCGAGCTCGCTCGGCCTCGATGCGGGCTTGCTCTGCCAATCGTTGCCTTTCTGCCTCCCACGATGCCTTGTCTCGGGTGAGGCTGTTGCCTGTGATGTAGTCAAGGAAGCCGCCTTCGGAGCTAGGGAAGCAGGAGGCGAGGCAGGCGGTGCAGCCCATGCAGAGGAAGGCGAGTAGGGCGATGAGTAGGGTTTTTCTCATGGTTATCCTCCTAGAAGTCGTAGGAGTAGGTTGGCGCAACGGACACCGATGGCTAGGCCGATGCTGAGGCCCAAGGCGCCGGAGAACACGATGACCATGGGCGAGGCCAGCGCATCCAAGTAGTTGTTTCATAGTTTTTCTACCTCCCCGTTGTACCATACCCCCTCGGGCAGATCCTCGGGGTGTTCTATCCTTTCTCCGTGGCGGAAGCGGGTGTACTCGGATTCGCCGTACTGATCAAGGCTATCGTAGTTTGGAATGTACTCCTCAAGAGCACTTGGCGGCCACTTACGGAACCACTTGCTTGGCCAATTCTCTTCGGCCACCGTCAGCCAGTCCCATTGGAGCGTGTAGGGCACGACGCGGCAATCGGCCAGGGCGATGGCCTCTCTTGGTGCTATGGCGTTGGCTAACACGATGTAGGCGGCGTCTTGGTGGTTGACCAAGAAGAAGCCCAGCCCCCCCATCGCTTGGACCATCTTGAGGGAACGCCACTGGTGCGCTTTGGCGTCGCTGTAGCGCCAGCGGTCGCGGGTGTGGCGTTTGGCGTCGAAGGCTATGGGTCGCCCCGTGGCCGTCCAGCCGATGAAGTCGCAGAGGGTTTTGGCCTTTGGGAACCAGTAGCCTGTGTTTTTGTTGTAGCCTTTGGGCACGGCCAGCTTGACGACGAGGGCGCGGCGATCTGCCAGATAGCGGTAGTGGGTGGCGATCAGGGCTTGCTCGAAGGCGTCGTTGGGATCGGGAACGCCCAAGAGGTCTGGGACGGCCAGGAATTGCTCCAGGGTGTGGCCTGAGAGCATGGGCCAGGTGGTCATTTGGCCGGCCCGCCTAGACCGATTAGGGCTACCGCTATCGCGCCAAATACAAGGGCAATGACGGCAAGCTGAAACGACAGGCTGAGACTCTTAACTGACTTTGGATCGGTCTGCTCAACCTCAGCCTTTTTTCGGTTGGCGATAGCGTTACCTATGAAAATGACAACGCCGGCGGCCACTATGAGTGGGGACTTAGCTATGACGCCTATGACTATGATTCCTAGTGCTGCTAACATACTTCTCCTTTCTTAGTGGTCTTGTTCTTGCATCACCTGTTTCCTAGAGCCATAACTATAATCACTTCCTTGCCCTGCGGCAATAGTTCAGTGATTTCTGTGAAACTGGGCTTACCACGCTTGCCCTCGTACTCTGCCCGCAATAATTCTGGCCTAGCAAATTCATGTGTCCAGACTGGCCTCCCCAAGACACGTTCTATTGCGCCGTGGAAGTGTGCCCAGTCCATGCAGAGGCATTTCTGATAAAGCTGAAACGCGACAACTTCTTCGTCTGACCAGTCTCTCCACACCGCACTATCAGCAAGTTCTATAGCTTGTTCTTGAGTTAGTTGCTCCATCACCTACCCCCTTTGCACTTGCACTTGTCCGCCCGTTTGCCGCAGCGGGGGCAGACGTAGCCTTTGCGACTTCTAGTTCCAGTCATCCCCCGCACCCTGTCTTTCCTCACCCACGGTAGTATGACCATCTTACTCCTTTCGTTTCAAGATTAAATCGGCTAAGAATTGGCGGCCCTGGTCAGTTAGCCGCATAGAACGGGGCTTCTGTGGCTCAGCGAGCAGCATACCTTCGTCTATGAGGCGGCGGACGTGGTAGTGGACGCCGCTGCGGTTGGCGAGGCCCACGGCCTCGGCTATCTGGTCGAGGCTAGGGCTGTAGTCGTGGGCGACTCGGTAGCGTTGGATGGCTCGTAGGATGTTTAGACGGGTGTTTTTATTTGACATTGCGGGTGTTTTCTGATATAATGTGTTTGTAACCGTGGATGTTATCGTACATTTGTATTATACCATATTCTGGTAGTTTTGTCAAGAGGGAATTTTGGAGTGAGGTGGGGGATTGCGTGCAACCTGCGGTTGCCTTTCACTCGCAATGACACGAGATGACCGAAGTTAAGGATCGGGAAATCGGGGGGGAGGGGGTTGAGGGCGGGTTTGGCGAGGTGCCTCGGTATCCCTTCTCCAAGCTGGATGGGACGCAAGGGGAGACGCTGTTGTCGCCCAGCGATCAGTTGGCGGTGGCCAATGGGTTGCTGAAGGGCCAGTCCCTCAAGGACATTGCCGACGAACTGACGATGCCGTGGAAGTGGGTGGCCAGCTTTGCCAAGGAGAGTGGCATTTTTGAGAGGGAAGCCGAGGCCATGGCGGAGTTGTTGACNGCCCAGTATATGCAGTTGCGGCAGGATCAGGTGGCGGTGGCGGGGGACTACGTTGTCAAGGCCAGGGCATTGGCGGCGGAGTTGTACGCCGTGATGCAGAGCGTCCTGGAGCGGTGGCGGGAGTCGCCGCCGAAGGATATGACCGCCACGGCCTTGGCGCGACTGATTCAGCAGTTTCGGGAGTTGCAAGCGGATTGGGTGCAGTTGGTGGGGGTGCCGGCTGGGGTGAAGCGGTCGGAGCACCACATGCAGATCAGCGGCGGGGATGCCGACGAGCCCAAGGAAATCACGGTAGGTTCGTTGTTGGACAAGGGGTTGTCGGTCGAGGAGATTGATGGCTTAATTGACATTGCCGAGCGTATCCAAGCAGGAACTCCCCCAGATGGGGGAGGACATAGCAAGCAGCTTACAGCACCAGGACCCGCAGTCGATGAGGGCGGACCTGGTGTTGTCGTTATATCGGAGGGGGCTTGAGCACGGGCCGTGGACGGAGGAGAGGGCGGAGTGGCATCATCGGTCGCTGGTGTTGTTCGTGGAGCATTTCGTGCGGCCACCGATGGCTATCCCGGACTTTCACGAGCGGAGAGGGGACGGTTGGTATTGGCTGCTCACCCGGTATCCGTACTACATCAACCTGACGGCCCGCGAACATGCCAAGAGTTCCTGTCATTCCATCTTCTATCCTCTGTGGAGGATCTGTTGCGATAGGTCGGTGCGGGTGGTGGTGGTGTCGAACACGATGGAGCAGGCCAAGATGTTCTTGAGTGGCGTCAAGACGCATTTGGAGAGCAATCCGTACATCCACACGGGGTTTGGTCATCAGGACGCCTTCTTCGCTGAGTACGAGGGGTTCATCCCGGAGTATGGCAGGGGGTGGGGGAGTGAGACCATCACGGTGCGGAGGCGGGTGTTGGATGAGGGGTCTAGCCAAGTTCGCATCGAGAAGGATGCGACGGTGGTGGCTCTGGGGACGGGCAGCCCGACTATTGGGCGGCGGGTGGATTATGCGTCTTATGACGACTGTGTGGACGACGACAACAGCGCGACGGAGTTTCAGTGCGAGAAGACCAAGCGGTGGTTTGAGGATTCGCTTTCTATGATCGTGCGGGGTGGGCAGTGTGTGGTGGTGGGTACGCCCAAGACCTTTCGGGATTTGTATCAGGGCTTGCTGGACAACGAGGCATTTGAGGCGTTTCAGTCGCCCGCTATCTTGGACGACGACCAGGGATTGACGCTGTGGCCGCAGAAGTGGCCTTACGAGGCGTTGATGGACAGGAGGCAGGCCCAGGGGACGATTCAGTTCAACCGCAATTATCTGTTGCAGGTAATGAGTGACGAGGATTCGCACTTCCCGATGACGTGGCTGCGGCGGTGTTACGACATGGAGATGGTGTTGCCGTTGGAGAATCACGATGGCGATTTGGTGAAGGTGACGGCGGTGGATCCGGCCATCTCTGGGGGGAGGAAGGCGAGCAAGTTCGCGGCGGTGACGATAGGGTTGAGGAAGGACGGGCGGTTTGTGTGGCTGAATGTCTATGAGGGGAAGGGGTTGTCGCCGGCGAAGCAGAAGGAGAAGGTAGTTGAGCTTTGGCTGCGCTATGGCGGGGACGTGGTGGTGGAGAACAATGGGGTGCAGAGGTATCTGATCGAGGATCTACCTTCTGAGGCGTTGGGGATGAAGGTGGACACGTTTTTCACGGGGCGGGAGAAGGTGCGGGCGGACACGGGGATACCGAGTATGAGCGTGTTGGTGGAGCAGGGGCGAAATTTGATTCCTCGTGGGGATGAGCGTTCGCGGGCTTTGACGGATATTCTGGTGAACCAGTTGCATTATTGGCCAAGGTACGAGGACGACGACGTATTGATGGCCTATTGGATGGCGATTCACCGTTTGCGGAGGGTGGCCACGCGGCGGTTTTTGAGCTTTGCTTTGCCCCTCACTGGCTTGGCTGGCCTGCGGGATGTTGTGGGCTTGGGGTTCTTGCCCAGGGGGAACGAGAGGCTGGCGGGGGTGGAGATCGGCAATGTCCGGCCCTCACTAGGGGGAGTGGGTGGGGGAAGGTCGCGGAGGGCAATGGCTTGATATTGGGTATTAGGTATTGGGGATTGGAGTGACGATGGAGTATCTGGCTTGGCTGCTGAGCCTAACAAGCGCGGTGATGCTTTGGTTCATGGGGAATAAGAGCGTCTGGGGGCCGCGCTTGGGCATTGCCAATCAGGTGCTGTGGTTGGCCTATGCAGTCGGATTGAAACAGTGGGGGCTGATCCCGGGGATTACATTATACACAGTAGTCCACCTGAGAAACTTATGGAGATGGAGAGATGATGCAAGTACCTAGTGCGTTTGACGGGGCGGGGACGCCCCTCGAGGGTGAGAGGCTGTCGCTGGGGGAGAGGGTGCGGGTGCTGGCGACGGGGAGGGTGCCTACTAAGAGGCAGAAGCTGGCGGAGTGGACGTATCGGGGGAATCGGCAGGGGCTGGCGCAGGTGTCGGACAAGGAGTATAAGCCTTACGACATTGACCAGGCGACGCTGGAGAAGATGCGGAAGGAGCCGATGATCCAGTATGGGTATCACTTGAAGGTGGCCCCGGTGATGGCGGCGCTGAAGGAAGCCTTCGTGGAGTGTGGGGACCCGAAGATCAAGGCGTTCGTGGAGGAGACGTTTGTGTCGCGGCACCTGTATGGCTTGTGCGAGATAGCGATGCAGGCGTTGATTGATGGGTCGTCTTTCTCGGAGAAGGTGTGGGAGGAAGTGCCGAATCTCCACATTGAGTACGACGATCCGCGGACGGGGAAGCGGAAGGTGGCGTGGGATGGGTACGCGCTGGTGCCCCAGAAGTTCAAGTACAATCTGATCACGTCCATTCAGACACCGCTGCCGTTGCAGAAGGACGGGGGGTTTGACGGCTACGTGCAGGAGGTGGGGCTGAAGAAGGTGCCGGTGCCCTCGTGGAAGGCGTTTGTGTTCCCCCACAACTTTCTGCGGAAGGGGTATTGGGGGGAGTCGCTGTTGAATTACGTCTATGCGCCGTGGTTCTTCTTGCAGAAGCTGCGGGTGTTGCAGATATTGTGGTTCTCTAAGCACGCCTCCCCTACTCGGGTGGGGTATGCGCCGGTGGGGAAGTTCACGGACGAGGGCGGCGACGAGGTGGACGCGCTGCAATGGCTGGCGGACAGGCTGTGGCAGTTGGAGGAGCACATCACCATGGCGCTCCCTTCGGACTACGATGAGCGGGGGAACAGGCTGTGGGACGTGACGCAGTTGGACACCTCGCGGGGTGGGGATCCGTACCAGACGGGGATCGAGAGTTTGGAGGCGGCCATCTTGCGGGGGATGGTGTTGGTGGAGCAGCCGCCTTTCAGTGGGAATCGGTCTCAGCGGTCGTACTACGAGGGCATGGGGGCGTTTGAAAGCTATCTCACAGTGGAGGACAAGCTGACACTGGACTTTCTGTTGTACGTGAACAAGTACGTGGTGCGGCAGCTAGTGCAGGATCACTTTGGGATGCGGGCGCCCGATGCGTATGTGCGGCACACGCCGTTGTTCTCGCTGAAGAAGCGGTTGCTGTACAACGTGTTGACGATGGCGATGAACGCAAAGCATCCCGATCTGCCGTCCATTGCTCTGACGGAGTTGGCGAAGCAGTTGAATGTGCCGGTGGACGTGGTGGAGAAGTTCACGGAGGCGGCGCCGGGGACGCTGGAGGGGATCGTGCGGGATGTGACGAGGTTGTTGGAGGGAGCGGCAGCAAATTAGATATTAGATATTAGGTATTGGTTGGATGGACAAGCTGGGGCCGTATCCTCTCAATAGTATAATCACGGGTGATGCGCGGGAGTTGGCGAAGGCGATTCCTGATAATAGCGTGGACTTGATTTTCACTGATCCTGTGTATCAGAACATTGATGACTATCGGTGGCTGGCAGAGACGGGGGCGAGGGTGCTAAAGGATGACGGCCAATTACTGGCCTGTTTTGGCATCGGGTATCTGAGAGAATCGCTGCAGGGACTGGATACTCATCTGTTTTATCGTTGGCAACTAGGCGCGTTCCAGCCTAACGGCCCATCCAGGCGATTCTGTCCACGTGGCTTCTCGAAGTGGTGGTCGGTATTATGGTACTCGAAACAGCCTAAAAGTTGGCCGCCGCATCACTTCCCTGATATGGTTAAGAGTGTCGGATACAGTGCGTGGTTTGGCACTCACACATGGCGCAAGAATCCCTCGCCGTTCTTCTCTTGGCTGAACGGATTTACTGAGATAGGTGATGTGGTGGCGGACTTCTTTACTGGCGGGGGGACTGTACCATCGGCCTGTAAGTCACTAGCCCGCAACTACCTTGCCTTTGAGATAGACCCCGCCACCGCCGACCTAGCCCGCGAGCGCGTGGCGAATACGCAACCACCGCTGTTTGTGCCGCAGCCCTCGCAGGTAGAAATGGAGCTACTATGACCACCAAAATCTACCGTGACAGTTATGTTATGCTCAAGGAGTTGTTGGCCAGTGGGAGGTCGGCGCGGTTTGTGAGCGACGAACTGATGGAGGAGTTGCTGCTGGCGTTGGAGGCGAACATCGTGCCGCAGGCGGCGTTGCAGTTGTACGAGAAGCAGCGGGCGGCGATGGCGCGGTATGAGTTGGCGTTGATGGGGCTGTTCGATGATTTTGAGGCGGCGACGGTCGGAGACCTGGCCGAGCAAGGGGACCCCGACGAGCAAGGGGACCCCGCCGAGAGGAAGCGGAGGGCGAGGGATAGGATAGGGGCGTTGGCGTATTTTATGGTGATGGCTTCGTGGGACTGGATCCATTACGGGTACGCCATGGGCAAGCTGAGTGTTTGGTACTCGCAGACGGATGAGCTGCTGTGTTCGTGGGAGTGGCAGCGCAACCGTCTGTTTGTGTATCGGGAGTTGGTGCCTGATCTGACCAGGGAGATTGACAGGGCGATTGAGGAGGGGGGGGATATTGGGGAGGTATTGGAGAGGTTCCGCTGGCGGGTGCGGATGTATGCTGGTTCGATGTGGCGGGTGATGCAGAAAGGGACGGTGCATAGGCCGCCGCCCGAGGAGAGGGTGAAGGCGAAGAGTTGGTGGGAGCCGGCGACGAAGTGGTGGGTGTGGCCGTTGTTGTTGCCGCTGGCCTGGCCGTTGTTGTGGGAGCCGCCAGAGGAGTGGGATGTGCCAGAGGGGTATGCGGAGGAGGAGTCGCGGGAGGCGGTGGCGCAGAAGGAGGTTTATTGGCACGGGTTGGCGGACGAGAGGAGCTGTGTGGGGGAGACGGGGTGTTTGGACAAGATTGGGAAAGTGTGGCCTGTGGCGAGGCTGGAGATTCAGGGTTGGTGGCCTGGGGAAATGGACTGTATGACCAACTGTAGGTGTACGGTGTTTGAGGTTGGGGATGATGGGGGAATCGTGGAGGAGGGGTATGGGTTGCCGTGGGATTAGGGGGAGATAGATGACCGCAACACATGGGTCACTGTTTACTGGGATCGGCGGCTTCGATCTTGGCCTTGAACGGGCGGGGTGGGCTTGCCAGTGGCAGGTTGAGATAGATGGCAAGGCCAATGGCGTTTTGGCGCATCACTGGCCTGATGTGGAACGCGTAGAGGACATTTGCGATGTCGGAAGAAACAACCTCAAACCAGTTGACCTTATCTCTGGAGGATTCCCCTGCCAAGACCTGTCCGTTGCAGGAAAGCGCAAGGGCTTGGCTGGAAAGCGAAGCGGACTCTGGTATGAGTTCCATAGAGTTCTTGCGGAGCTTAAGCCGCAATGGGTCATCATCGAAAATGTCTCTGGCTTGCTATCAAGTAACGGAGGAAGGGACTTTGCCACCATCCTTCAAGGGCTGGCGGAAATCGGGTATCTATCGGCCTGGAGAATCCTGGACGCTCAATACTTCGGAGTGGCCCAGCGACGCCGCCGTGTGTTCATTGTCGGAAGTCTTGGAGACGGACGCGCCGCAGAAGTATTATTTGAGCGCAAGGGCAGCGAAGGGGATACTCCGCCGCGCAGAGAAGCGGGGGAGGAAGTTGCCGCCCCAATTAAGGCAAGCACTCCAAGCCGTCGCGGAGGGGGAAGTTGGCCCATAGCCGAGGAATTCGTGTTGCCGTTTGACACTACTTCAATCACAAGCCCATCCAATCGCAGTAATCCCCAGTCGGGGGACCCCTGTCATACGCCATCGGCATCTAGCCATGCTCCGTGTATTGTCCGACGTGCCTTATCTGGTAACAACCAACGCAATGATCCTGACGGGGAGCATTTCGTGGTCGTTGATCCCGCTTATGCTTTAGGGGTGAACTCTGATATAGCTGCCTATAATTGGCAAAGTGGTGGAGACGTAAGATTGGGTTTCGGATTGCCAAATCTGCAAGCGCATCAAGTGCCAGCGGTTGAGGTCAGGCGCCTGACCCCAACTGAATATGAGCGGTTGCAGGGCTTTCCACCAGCTTTAACATGGGAGGTTTCAAAAATGACTAGAGATGAATTTGCAGTAGCACTTTTAGCAAGTGGTGCAGTAGTTGTCAATCCAGAACAAGGTCAAGTTTTTGTTACTCGTGGCCCAGGTGGTTATAAATTGCAAGAACTTCGTATGATACAGGGTTCAAATTGTAATGGTTATAGGGTATCTTCATTCAGACTTGGTAAATCACGTAAGCAATTGCGATTGCACCGCTTGATATGGACAGCCGTTTATGGAATTATACCAGAAGGGAAGGTAATACATCATATCAACCATAACAAGACTGATAACAGAATAGCCAACTTAGAATCCTTAACTGCGACAGATAATAGTGCTAGAGCGGCTGAAGAAGGGCAGTATCTTACTGGGTTGAATAATCCAGCCACAAAAATAGCCCCTGAAGTTGCTAGGCAAATAGCTGATGATTATAGACACGCCGGGGAAACTATGCGTCAATTAGCTGAACGCTATGGTATTAGTAAAAGCAGAATTCACCAAATTGTGCATGAACAAGGCTGGACTTCTGGGTGTTCTGACACAGCAAGATACAAGATGTTGGGCAACGCGGTTTGTGTGCCTGTGGCGGAGTGGTTGGGGCGCAGACTTTATCAGGTTCACACTGGGAGGTGAGGGGGATGCCGACGGTGTTTTTGGTGGTGGGGATTGTGCTTGGTACGGTGCTGGGGGTGGTGGGGACCCTGTTGGTGCTGTGGCGGTTGGCAGCGTATGGGGAGGAACTGGCGAGGACGGTGGAGGGTGAGTGATGAAAGGAGGGTTATTATGCCTACGGATTGGCCTTTGCCTACGTTGTCGGTGGTGGTGGCTACGTACAATCGGCCCAACAGCTTGAAGAGGTTATTGTACAACATTGCTGACCAGCACTTTTTGAAATTTGAGGACGTGGATGTGTGCGTGGTGGACGACGGGAGTGAGCCACCGGCGGGGGAGCGTATCAATTGGGACGTGTTCCCTTTTTCTGTGGAGTACGTCTATCGGGCGCGGCATCCAGAGGGGTGGCCTCGGGTGTATTCGGCTCGCAACATTGGGGTGGACAGGACGAAGGGCGAGGTGATTCTGTTCCTCGATGATGATCTCGTGTTCCATCCTCACACGCTGTGGCTGATGCAATTCTATCACAGTATGTGGCCCGACATTGCGTTGGTGCCTCACATGGCGGACCCTGCGGGGCAGGAGTATTACACCTGTCCCTTCCCGATTCGGCGGGGAGGGGAGGCGGGGTGGGTGACGAGCGCAGGGTTGTCGGTGGGGAGGAAGTGGAAGGACGTGATTGGGTCGTTCTTCGACGAGGACTACGATGGCTCCATGGGGTTCTGCGATAGGGACCTGGGGATTCGGCTGGAGAAGGCGGGAGTTGACATTGTGCTTGCAAACGCGATACCTATGTTTATTGATGATAGTGAATCACAGGGTTCTTGGCGAGATTACTTTGTACTCCGATGGAGAAGAGAATGTCGGCAAGACCCGAACGAGGACGATATCAACTGGCAGGTATTGCGTCACAAGCATCCTAAAATTGCCTCTCAATGAAAAATAGGCAGCTATACTATCATGTATGATATACCTGAAGATTGGTTGCGGCAGAAATACTTTCAAGAAGGGCTGTCCGATGCTAAGATAGCGTCTGTAGTGGGTTGTTCCAGCACGACAATATACAATCGGCGTGTCTTATTTAATATCTTTGACAGTGAACGCTCCAAGCAACTTACGGAAGACCAAAAGCATAAGACGAGTTTGGCCTTGAAGGGACATGAGGTTTCTGAAGAAGTGCGGAAGAAGATCAGTAAGGCCAATCAAGGGAAGGATCCGTGGAATAAGGGAAAGGTGGGTGTCTATAGTGAGGAAACTCGTTATGCAATGGGTGCAGGGAATAGGGGGCGCCAATTGCCAGCAAGAAGCGCAGAACATAGGCGCAACCTTGCAAAGGCACTAACTGGAAAACAAGCTAGTGAAGAAACAAGGCAGAAATTACGCGAGTCACACTTGGGTCATAGTCACAGGGAAGAAACCAAGAGGAAGATTGGCGCGGCTACAAGGTCACGGTGGCAAAATCCAGAATTTAGACAGAGGCAATGTGAGCAACGTTGTGGAAGGCGGCACAGCGAAGAAACGAAAGCCAAAATGCGTGATGCGTGGGGCCGTGGAGCGTATGAGGGGCGTCAGTGTGGCCCCCAAGGTGTAAGCTATACTGGCTTCATTATGCGTTCTACTTGGGAGGCGCGTTTAGCCCAAGTCTTTGATGCACTGGGTTGGAACTGGGAATATGAACCTAGTCAATTTCAATATGAACTAGGCGGTGAAGCACATACATACACCCCTGATTTTTATGTACCCCATTTAGATTGCTATTTTGACCCCCACGCCGAATCTTGGGACTATTTACCTGCAAAGTATGAAGCTACACGCAAACAATGCGGGATACGGCTTGTTGTGTTGGACGCATCCCTTTTAGATATGTATGAAAAGGCTGTAACGGCACTTGAAGCAGGCGGCGAATCCCGGGAAGGAGTTGCCCGACGATGCGAATTGGCGGGTGTTGTTGGCGAAGCATCCGGGGGTAGGGGAGGTAGCATGA